TAGCGGTTGCTGGCAAATAAAAGAACACACCTTAGGACCGGTACTTGTTACCGTAAGTGTGAGGCGGCTGCTGCCTTGGACGGCCCGATTCGCTACCGGGAATCCCAAAGTGAGCTATATACTTGATGCGTGATTTTTTTGAAACTGCTAATAATGTAGAATCCACTCCTATTAAAGTACAAGATACATTTAAATCCATTTACGGATGGACTCCCAATACCAATGCATTTTTAGGAATCAATTTAGGCTGGCCAAGATTTAATCTTCCACTCGACTACCAACAATATTTTTTAAGTTGGCATACTGAACAAGTTGACTTACATTGGTTAAAAAAACAAGCAGAGGAAGTTTATCCTCGGCCTATATTGGTTGCTAACGACGGAGTGATTGATCTTACTATTTTTCCTGACAATGTTAAATCAGTTCGGTGGATTACTTGGGGCAATCAACTTGATCAATTAGTTAAAGAAGTTGGAGTGTGTGATCAACCAACATTGCCTGAGTATAAGATTAGCAGTCTTAGTTTCCGTATTAGCCAATATAAAAATTATATTTCTGCTTACTTGTTAGAACATTGTGATCCAACTCAAATGGTATTAACCTATCATAAAAAGTTAGGGAAGATAGAAGACCTTCATGGACATCCACAAGGGATTGCCTGGTTAGATAAATTAAAACTTGACTTACTTGAACCTACATGGATAAACTTTCAAGACGATTTTAATATTACAAAAAATAGCCCGGTAGCCAATGGAGATTGGCGTTCAATTCCTTACACAAACGCATTAGTTAATTTTACCAACGAAAGTTTTCATTACAGTGCTAGTGAACTTGAAGGAAGAAGTTTTGTTTATCCTGCACCTTACTTGACAGAAAAAACCTGGAAGCCGCTATTGTCAGGTCGACCATTTTTAGTTGTGGGACAATACAACACTTATAAAACTCTTAATCATCTTGGACTTAAAACCAATTTTGGATTTCCTACAGAGTTTGATCAGGATCCCGGAGACCTAACACGCATACAAGATATTTTTAGAGTTGTTGATATAATCTTAGCAACACCTTTAAAAGAATTGTATGAACAGAGTTACGATAGTGCGGTTCACAATGTTCAAATGATTAAAAATGGCAACTTTACTCAGGCATGTTATCAAGTAAACGAGCAGGTTCGTGGTTGTATTCAGGAATTTTTAAGTGTATAATCAATACATTATTACCAGGAAAACTTTATGTCAACAAAAACATTCAACGGCGATCAAAAGATCAAACTCATTCAAATCATCAACGAGGGCATGCAGGTCATGCACGAGATTGACACACTCAACGGTGGCCTTAACGACACTATCAAAGCCATTGCAGAAGAATTGGAAGTCAAGCCTGCTATCTTAAAGAAAGCTATTAAACTGGCACACAAGGCCGAGTTTGGTCGAGAGAAACAAGACCACGAAACACTTGAAACAATTCTTGAGACTGTAGGGAAAACACTTTAAATGCGTGCATTAGTTTTTAAAAATATGGCGTATGTTCCAATTTGGAAAAATGCCACTTCAACTTTTACTGAGCTGTTTGAACAAATGTTTGACACAAAATGGATTCATGTTGATAAATTAGATAACTCATACAAACTTTTTGGTCATATTAGACACCCTATAGAAAGACATTTCAGAGGGGTAGCTCAATATATACAAGGAAACAATCTAACGCATTTGTTGGATAATGAAAACTGGCAACAAATTTGTAGTACAGGAATTTTTGATTCGCACTCATATCCGATAACCAGTATGTTAGGAAGTCATGTTAAAAGAGTAAAATGGATACCAATCGCTTCAGGAATTGATACCAATGAACTCACTAAAAAATATTTAAACTCTAACAACATAGAAATCAACGATATTAAAATTTTAAACAAATCTCGAGAACATAGTATCTATAATCGATTAAAAGAAATAAATTTAAAATTTGATCCGACTAAAATATTATCACTTTCTTTTGAGGGTGATTTTGAACTTTGGAACTCTATTTTTCCTTACGTTGACGAAGACAATATGATTTATCATCCAACGCTTGGATAATAAGTATTATTGACAGCGCAGAGTTGATAAAATTATTTTTATAACACAATTGAGAGTCGCTCACTTTAAGAGCATGAATCACGGCTTACCGGCCACAAACGGAGACTATGAGTTATATTGACGCCTTGTACGATCGCGAACGCGATAGAATTCACGTTGTAGAACGCCGAGACGGCGTGAGGAAATACCAAGAGTATCCCGCCAACTACATCTTTTACTACGACGACCCACGTGGTAAGTTCCAAAGCATCTACGGCACACCTGTCAGTCGCTTCAGCACACGCAACAACAAAGAATTCCGCAAGGAAGTTCGCATGCACTCCAGCAAGCAATTGTATGAGAGTGATATTAACCCTATCTTTCGTTGCCTAGAAGAAAACTACAAAGACCAAGACGCCCCAGAACTCAATGTTGCATTTTTCGACATTGAAGTAGACTTTGATAAGGAACGAGGTTTCTCGCCGGTAGATGATCCATTTAATCCCATCACTGCAATCTCAGTCTACCTAAACTGGTTGGATCAATTGGTCACACTAGCAGTACCTCCCAAAGGATTAAGTTGGGCGACCGCACAAGAGCTTGTCAAAGACTTTGAAAACACCATGCTGTTTGAACGGGAAGAGGACATGATTAAAACATTCCTGGACTTGATTGATGATGCAGATGTGCTGAGTGGCTGGAACTCAGAGGGCTACGATATTCCATACACCGTGAATCGTTGCACTCGTGTGTTGAGCAAAGACGACACACGCAAATTCTGCCTGTGGGGACAACTGCCCAAGATGCGTATGTTTGAACGCTTTGGCAGTGAAAGCCAAACATATGACTTGATTGGTCGTGTGCATATGGACTATATGCAACTGTATCGCAAGTACACTTATGAAGAACGCCATAGCTATAGCTTGGATGCCATTGGTGAGTACGAACTCAACGAACGCAAGACGCAGTTTGAAGGCACGTTGGATCAGTTATACAACCAACACTTTAAAAAGTTCATTGAATACAACAGACAAGATACATTGTTGTTGCACAAACTGGATCGTAAACTACAGTTCTTATCGCTAGCATGCGAATTGGCACATGCCAACACTGTGTTGCTACAAACCACAATGGGTGCTGTGGCAGTAACAGAGCAGGCCATTATCAATGAAGCACATGAACGTGGCATGGTTGTGCCCAATCGCAAGCAACGACTCACAGACGACGACACCCAGGCTGCAGGTGCGTATGTTGCGTATCCCAAAAAAGGCCTGCATGATTGGATTGGATCTGTCGACATCAACAGTTTGTACCCATCTGCAATTCGCGCCATGAACATGGGTCCAGAGACTGTGGTAGGACAACTGCGTCCCATCATGACTGACCACTATATCAAAGAAAAGATTGCCAAGGGTGCAAGTTTTGCGGCTGCTTGGGAGGGCCTGTTTGGCAGTTTGGAATACACTGCCGTAATGGAACAGCAACGTGGCACAGAGATCACTATTGACTGGCAAGATGGCACAGAAAGCACACACAGTGCCGCAGAGATCTGGACCATCATGTTTGACAGCAATCAGCCTTGGATCATGAGTGCTAACGGAACTATTCTCACATACGAAAAGAAGGGTATCATCCCAGGCTTATTGGAACGTTGGTACAGTGAGCGCAAAGAACTACAGGCCAAAAAGAAAACAGCCAAGGACAAGAAAGAAGAAGCATTCTGGGACAAGCGACAGTTGGTCAAGAAGATTAACTTGAACAGTCTGTATGGTGCTATTTTGAATCCTGGTTGCAGGTTCTTCGATCATCGCATTGGACAAAGTACCACACTTACAGGTCGTGCCATTGCTCGACACATGGATGCACACATCAATGAGTGTATCACAGGCACATATGATCACACCGGCGAAGCTATCATCTATGGTGACACAGACTCCTGCTACTTTACTGCGTGGCCAGTGCTGAAGAAAGAAGTGGAAGAAGGTCGTATGGCGTGGTCAAAGGAAACTGCTATTGCCCTATATGATAGTATCGCTGAACAGGTTAATACTAGTTTTCCGGGCTTTATGGAACAGGCATTCCATTGTCCACGTGAAATGGGAGGGTTGATTGCAGCCGGCCGAGAACTGGTAGCAGATCGCGGCTTGTTTATCACAAAGAAACGCTATGCTGTAAACATTATCGACTTGGAAGGCAAGCGACTGGATGTGGAAGGCAAGAAGGGCAAGACCAAAGCCATGGGCCTGGACTTGAAGCGCAGTGATACACCCAAGGTTATTCAAGACTTCTTGTTGGAAATTCTAAATAGTACATTGCATGGTGCTAATCGTGAATCCATTATTGAACGCATCCGCGAATTTAAATATGAGTTTATGGAACGTCCGGGCTGGGAAAAAGGGTCGCCCAAGCGTGTGAACAACTTGACCAAGTATGGTGCAGAAGAAGCCAGACTGGGCAAAGCCAAC